GGTGAATACTGAGTTGGTTGAGGCGTTGAAAGCTCTTATTGATATGGATGTTGCGTATCAGCGAGGCGATAAGGTGGCGCAAGCAGTAGAGTCAGCTAGAGCAGCAATTGTTAAAGCGGGGGTGACAAAATGACTTTAGAACATGACCTATTACAACTCGCCCGTGATGCAATGCGTTCGTTAATGCTTGGTAGAGAGTTTGGTACAGGGCAAACTGGATATTATTTAAACATCATTCGCAGGATAGAAGCAGAGTTAGCCAAACCTGAGCCAGTAGTTAATTTTACCGACAGCACAGAAGGTTTGTGTGTTGAATTTAAATGTAACGGTTCTTATTTTTGGCAGAACCTGAGTGAAATAAAAACCGCCATATTTTTTGTCAATGCTTACAGGGATAACAAATGAACCGTGAACTATTAAAAGAAGTGTTGTATTTGATTGAGTCTTGGCAACGTGGCGCATACGCAGATGAATATTTTGAGATTGATGGTGTTATTGATGCAATTAACGCTGAGTTAGCCAACCTGACTCCAAACATTGAGGACGCATCGCAGGACTGGGCAAAACTTGACGGTGCTGTGGCTTGGCATTTAATTGAACGTCACGCTGAAAACTGGGGTGACATCGGCAAAATGATGGATGAATATGTAGCGGCTAAGTTAGCCAAGCCTGAGCAAGGCGTTGTTCCTTTTCCGTCTTTTATGAGAAAACGTATTGAAGAAGCTATTGACTCGGCAATCAACCCAAAAGGCATGAGCGTGCATGATGGCAAGGCAACGGTGTATGCGTCTGACTTACAGCGAATGATTGCCGTGATTGACTTAGCACCGCCGCGCCAAGAGTTATCCAAGCCTGAGCAAGAGCCTGAACAAGAGCCTGTTTTATATTGGCACAAGAAAGGTGAGGACGATGAAAAGTTTATTGAGCCAGAAGCGATGAACGATTTTTGTCCCGACTGTGTTCCACTCTACACAACACCACCACGCAAAGAACGGGTAGGGCTGACGGATGAAGAAGAAATCGAACTGGATGAAAAAACTTGGCTGGACATTACTGCATATCTTGAGGCGAGAGATGCCAAACTCAAGGAGAAAAACACATGAATGACCAACAAGATTTTGCACCAGAAGTCCGTAATAGTGCCTGGTGGTCCGGTGATTCTCGCAAAGCCGCTAATGGTCGAGCCATTGACGCTATTTTAACTAAACAAGGCAAAATGGAAATTCCAGACCTGTCACAAGTAGAAGCAGTGCAGATGGGCCATGTTATGCAACCAGTGGTACTCAGACTGGCTCAAAACGCTTTACAACAGGAGATTAAAGATGCCGATTACGCTCTTACCCATCCCAAAGAAAGTTGGCTTAGAAGTCATTTTGACGGGATCACGGTCGATGGAAAAATGCTTGTCGAAGCAAAGAATTACAATGCGTCGGTCCGAAACAAATTTGATTTTGAGACGGGCAGAATACCACCGGCAGATTACGCTCAACTTGTGCATGAAGCGGCTGTACACAATCTCGACAAAATCTGTCTGGCTGTGCTGTTCGGTGGACAGGAATTTAAGTATTTCGTCTATACAATTACGGAGAGCGAGAAAGTCGAACTCATCTCAGAAATGGCTGTATTCTGGTCCTACGTTGTTTCAAACACTGTACCAGCACCGGAGACGGTTGAGCAGACAAAACTTGTCTATCCGGCCTCGACAGAAGGCGTGGTCACCGCCACGGCCCAGATCGAACAACATATCCAGTTGTTAAAACAGTACAAAGAGCGCATCAAAGAAGCTGAAAGCCAAGCCGAAGCATTGGAAGTCGCAATACGCAATTACATGGCTGACAATTCAGAGGTACGCTCAATTGACGGTAGTACATTAGTAAGTTGGAAGTCGAGTAAAAGTACAAAACGCTTTGATGCAACATTGTTTAAGTCGAAGATGCCTGATATGTACGAGAAGTTTGTAGTAGAATCACCTGGTAGTAGACGTTTTCTCATTAAATAGGGGTTTATCATGAGCAATATTGTTCCGTTTCAGGAAATGCAACAAATGGCGAAAGCCATTGCAGACTCAAAGCTGTTTGGTTTGAATGATGTAAACCAAGTACTGGCCCTTGGCATGGTGGCTCAGGCTGAAGGTCATGCTTTTGCAACGGCAGCACGGGATTATCATGTCATACAAGGCAGACCAGCCCTGAAAGCTGACGCAATGATGGCACGGTTTCAAGCTGCTGGCGGTAAAGTTGTCTGGACGGAGTACAAAGATGATGTCGTTACAGGAGTGTTTTCGCATCCGTCAGGCGGAGAACTGGCGGTCACTTGGACTATTGAGCAAGCATCTCGCATTGGCCTTGTTAAGCCTGGTTCTGGTTGGCAGAAATTTCCGCGTGCAATGTTACGCAGTCGGTGTATTAGCGAGGGCATTAGGAGCGTGTATCCAGGATCAGTTACAGGTTTTTATAGTCCAGAGGAAGTTGCGGATTTCGAGCCAGCAAAACCGAAGTTTATGGGCAAAATTGATGCGTCGCACTTAGAGCCATTGCCAAGCGCAGAAACCGTCTCAGAAGTCGTTTTAGACGATATGGGCGTGGTTGAATCCAAACCAGAGCCAACAATACCGCTTTTCGTACCCGGTATTGATGCACCCTACAAATATCTGTCTAACGTCGAGGACTGGATCTATGCTTTTGCTGAAATGTGTGAGCGTATTGGTACTTCTACTAAGTACAGCTTTACTGAGAAACGGGAAAAAGCCAAAGCTCTTGCTAGAGCTAATGAAGGCTATATGGAAACATTCACAGTAGCGCAGAAAATGGTTGTTAATCAAGCAATTGGAAATTGTGGGGGCAATAATGGCTGAAGGCGATTTTATCATTCCACCAGGGCGGGGCTATCTCTGGCAACAGCAGAAAAACAAGGAAACCGATCCCGATTTTAAGGGGGATATTGTTCTGCAAAAGGACTACAAAAAAGGCGATAAGCTCACCATGAGGGCCTATATGTCGAAAACTAAAAAAGGTGCGCCATACGTCAGTATTTACGAAACGGTTCTGCAAGCCGAGTTTGTTAAACAGGCCAAAGCTGAGAATTATCCCCGTGAAGTCAATATTGACGAAGATGACGTACCTTTCTAGCCAAAAACCGGTTTTTCTTGACGGAGGGGAGACATTTTGAGACATATCCTGCATTTGCCATACCCGCCAAGCATCAATAATTACTGGATTGCATCGGGTAACCGTCGGTTTGTTTCTAAGCGTGGTCGTGATTTTAAGTTAGCGGTACAAGAGTATGTTGCACTGCACCAATTAGAATCTTTTGGGGATGGGCAGGTAGTTATTGATATAGTATTGAGACCACGAGATGCGCGGTTGATGGACATTGATAATTGCATCAAGCCTATCTTGGATGCCATGCAGGATGCAGGAATGTTTGACAATGATAGACAAGTACACCAAGTATCTATCACAAGGGGGCTTGTGAAGAAGGGGGGCGGTGGATGTATTGTAGTAGTAGAGAACGCTTCACCCTCCGCAATGGAGGGCAGCCCCTAGCCGAGTCCTAACGGTGTTGAGAGCCAGCCGGTGGCCTGGTATTTAGGACAGCCACCACCTTACTCAATCTTATAGGGGATCATCATGGTCGTAGACCAAGAGCAGTTAATCATTCAGGCCAAGGAAGCTCAGAAAGAGCTGCAAGCCTACATTGCATTTGTTTCATACCTTCAATCGCAAGAGGAAAGGATGCTTACCAATGTTTCTTTTATCCTGTCACACCTTATCGAGGCACTAGAAAATGACTAAATTATTTATTGCAACACCCATGTATGGCGGTATGTGTACCGGTGCGTACACCCAATCACTGCTTAACTTGCCAAGCATTATGGCGAAAGAGGACATTGAAGTCTTGATGTCTTTTATGTTCAATGAATCACTCATTCAACGTGCGAGGAACGCTCTTGCCACGGCATTTATGAAGTCAGATTGCACCCATATGATGTTCATTGATGCGGACATCCGGTTTAATCCGCATGACATCCTGACCATGCTCAAGGCAGACAAGGAAATCATTTGCGGTATTTATCCCAAGAAAGAAATCAACTGGAACACTGTCAAACAGGCAATGGATAACGGTGTTGATAATGCTGACCTCAAACAATACACCGGTAGCTTTGTGGTTAACCTGGTTGGCTATCAAGAGTCGGTCACCGTGCCAGTGGACCAGCCAGTCGAGATTCAGAACGGTGGCACAGGGTTTATGTTGATTAAGCGTGAGGTATTTGAAGCATTAAAACAACACGTTCCCTATTATATGAATGATGTTGCTGACTTAGGTAATACAATGCAAGCGAGAGAACAGATATATGAATACTTTGCCACTTCTATTGAAGAAGAAACAGAGCGTTTGTTATCTGAGGACTATCACTTTTGTGCTATTTATCGCAAGATTGGTGGTCGCATTTACGCAGCACCTTGGGCGCAACTGGCTCACATCGGAACATATATGTTTGAGGGTCGGTTGATTCCAGCACCATAATGGAAAGACAAATGGAATTCAGTCAGGATTGGTTTAGTCACAACATACCAAACTTTCAATACTTGAAAGGACTTATCCCTGACTGCTCGAATATCCTTGAGGTTGGTTGCTTTGAAGGTCGGGCAACCTGCTGGATGCTTGAGAATATGTTGCCCCATGATGGTCGCATGACTTGTATTGACACGTTTGAAGGGTCAGCAGAACACGAAAATTTGACGCTGACCTTACTCTTTGAACGCTGGAAACAGAACGTTGATTGGGTGCGCCAGCAAGGTCAAATGGTGACGGCTTACAAGGGCCGGTCCAGCCTGGCGATGGCGCAGCTCATCCATGAAGATCAATTGTTTGATTTTATTTACATTGATGGCTCACACCAAGCACCGGACGTAATGACTGACGCTTGCATGGCATGGCAATTGCTTAAAACAGGCGGCATCATATTGTTTGATGACTACGCTTGGTTAGATATGCCTGGTATCTTGCAACGGCCTAAGATTGCAATTGATGCGTTCACCACGCTCTTTTCTGACAAATTACAAGTCGTATTGATTGGTTATCAGCTTGGTATCCAAAAAATCAAACCATAATTTTGGCTCGATTCTCCACAATATCAATACGATTTACCCAGCCCCGCCCGTAAATAGGGAACGTGGGCCGTGTGTGATAGAACGCTTCTTTTTCATCAGAAAAACGCTCAATCAAAGCAATTTTGTTAGCTGAATACGCATCCGTGACAGCCGATAAGGTTTGCTTACCTAAGATGCCATCATCTTTTACATTCACACATCTTTGTAGTAATAGTATAGAGCGCATAGGATTAGCGTTGACAGCAAAGTCAAAGCAAACATAGTCAATCCCAACAGGAAGTACATCAGCTTGCACAGCATCCCAATACTCCTTTTTGTAGAATGGTTTAACTACGTCAGGGGTTAACCCCCGCATATCTGCTTCACTGACTGCATGACCAACATACTTTTCCCAAGCCGCTTTGGTCACCCCTAAATTGGTCATGCCACCAGGATCGTTTGGATCATTAACAAAACCACCTTCTGATTGCAGCAAATACTCAAACGATTGATCCCAATTACTAATCATTTAGCCGCTACACCATTAAATTTATCCAACGAACGCAGTCCACCTAAACCAAGCATACCAATCAGCACTTGCATGGTGAGTGTCGTATCAATTGCTGGAAATGCACCGGTGTAACCCGTCATGGTTGCTACAAACCGAGCAATTGGCTCAATGATGGCTACATAACCAAGTCCAAACCCGCACACCCAGCCCACAAAAGGCCGCCAGCCTGATACAAACACCGAGGCGTTAGACGCTTCAACTTTGTTGATGTCCATTTGACCTGCAATAGCCGCTAGGTCACCATTTTGTTGCAATTCAACCAGTTTGAGCTTGGCCTCTGCTGCTTGAGCAGGATCAGGAAACAAGCGTTCGATCAGTTGTGAACCAACAGTAACAATAGCGGTAATCGGGTCCATGTTATAGCCCCTTAAAAAAATCTCTAATTTTGTCCCAAGACTCGACAGCAAGGGTTTCAATCTCTAAAGGCAGGTTAGCAATTTGTTGTTCAAGAATAGCAACTTGCGCTCTGGCAGCATCTAAATCAGCTTGCAATTTTTCTTTGATATTCATAGTCCTTCTCCAGCAACAAGATAAACAGAGGCTGTACCAGTAGCCGTGATACCAGCTACATACACAGTTGTATTGGATATTTGTAGGTTACTAATCACTTTCATGCTACCAGCCGGTATAGATACACCAGCCTGGGGTGTACCCGCAGTAGGTAACACCGCTGTGACCGAACTAGCGGCACTGATGTTTAGAAACACAGCGACGTTGCCTGTATTTGAAATCATCAGTTGATTAGACGGGCTAGATGCGGTCACCGATACCGTGCTAGTAGTGGTTGTAGCACTCAGTAGGGTAGACAAACCCATCGGTTGAAACGCAATGTTGTTAGCCATTACTTGTACACCTTATGCTTAGTCTCTGGCTTCGTTGTTGGCGATTTATTGGTGTCGGTTTGACCGCCAAAATTCCAGATAGCTATAAAACCCGCTGGTAATTCACCGCTTGTATGCGTGTTTTTACCATCTCTTGAGCCATCCCGTGGCAATTGTGGACGAACAGACTTGGCAATCTGTTGATTAACTTCACTCGGACGTTTGTGACCCTTGAACATTTGTATTCCTTTCTTTCACGTTAATAATAAGATACGAGAATATTGAGAAAAAAGCCATAGTGACTAATCTCTCCCAGCCTGGATCGTGCATTACCCAACAAGCTAAAAAGAATGACAATCCCAAAGACAAAATGACAAGCAATCTGCCCATCACCACATCCAACGCTAACCGTACAAAAGCAATGACATTCATCGTTATCCCCTAGTTAAACAGTACATAGTTTAACGCTACTCGTCATCATCTGTGTTAATAAATCCAGCACCCCATTCATCATCCGAGAGTTTTTGTTTCAATTTTTCAATATTGATCGAACGGTCCAGCACTCGGCACTTATCTGTTAATGACGCTGTTGGGTCAGACATCACCTCAGATAGCAACTGTGCAATCGCTTTCTCCAGCTCTGGATTAACACCTTTTTGTTTTTTCATTGTTTTTCATTTCCTGTCTTTTTTTGATAAAGCCGTGACGCTTCACCACTAGCCAACACTTCTGGCAAACTTTGAAAACCAAAACCCAAAGCACGTTCATCTAAATTCTCTTGGCCTAAACTTTTTTGCAAAGCTCTAGCGGTTTTTGATCTACGACCAGTTAAATTTGATGCAACATCGCCACCAGTGCGTAAAATTTTACCCAACGTATCTTCAGCAACACCCGTTTCCCCGCCGTTTGTTTGCCATCTTGCTTTGAATTTTAACTCTGAGCCAATTTCAGCTAATTGATCTAACAATGCTGCTTGACCATCACCGTCTCGACGCATTTGACCTTTGCGACTGCCAAGCATATTGCCTAATTGCTCTAAACTAATATTGCCTTGTCGTATGCCTTCCCGTCCCATCAATTCTTCAAGGGCCATTGTGTTACGG